ACGGTCAAATTTTTTACCAACCCCGCCTATATTCCATGAGTTGTTCCTGAAGATTATGATAAAGTGTTTAATTCCTAAATGTGTTTTTAAAGACAAGGACAAAATTTTTTGGGCATTATAATAGCAAAGGGGCACAGATGTATTTGGACGGAATACAAATGTCCCATTACAGTGAACCGATAGCAGGTCCTCTGCATCTCTACGTCTAAGATTTTCCTGATACCAAGATGTAGTTATACCCTTAATAATATTCTTTACTCCCACGGGCGTTTTGTTTGATGAAAACATGATTGTTAATATTAGTATGTATTTTATTTTAAATCAATTTTTATAAGTACAAATCTATAAAAGAGAAAAAGATAGTTTTTTAAACGAATTAATAAGTTCTAATTTTTTAAATTATTTATTAGTTTCAGATATATGAACACTCTTGGTGATGATGATGAAATTAGTACACCGGTTCGAAATCTAAAGAATGACTATAAATATCCAGATTGGTATAATCTAAAAAAATTTCTTTTCTATAAAAAAATCTATAAGAGACTAAAGATTTTAGTAGAAATACATAGTGAAACTTCTAATTATTATAGTAAATTGGATAAATTTATTTTTGGTCCTTCTATAGTTATATCCTGTTTATCTGGTATAGGTTCGTTTATGTCTACCTCAGAATTTATAGACAACCGGACACAGAATATTTTTGGTATTTCTGTAGGTATTATGGCCTCTGTTGCTGCTCTAATACAATCTATCGGTAGTGCTACAAGATATAGTGCTAAGGAAGAATCTCATAGAACAGCGGCTGAAGAATATAATAAACTAAGTGTTAAGGTAAAATTTGAAATGGAAATGCCTAATGAAGAGGATTTCCAGGATCAACTAGAGGCAGCTATTTTAGATATTCAAAATAAATGCAAATATTTCTCTCCCCAATTTATTGTAGATAAACACACAAAACTTAGACTTACTGATAATGTTGTATATAATGATGATGATGAAATAAGTTCACCTGACCCACAGTATACAAATGTTTAATTCAGTTTGATGTATTTTTTTTCACTATAAAAATTATCATTAATATGGTATTCATCATTTTTTTTTATTATTAGTTTAATCTCTATAAATGGATCTAGATTTTGCTTCATACTGTCTTGTTTAATACTATCCTTTTCATTAAATTGTAATAGAATATCTGAATATATACCTTTAACATTAAATGTATAGTCATTGAATTGAATATCACATCTTAGAAGAGCTGGGATAAAATGTAGTTTCCTAGTAGGGAATTTATCTCTATACCATATATCTAACAATGAACGTTCATTTTTAAAAGATTTAGGCAATATACTATTTTCTTTCTTTTTTAGAGGCCATATCATATATCTACCAGTTAATAGTTCTGTTTTACAAAAGAACAATTCATTGTTTAGTGATTTATTAATAGATATATCATTTAGAATTAATTCTATTTTATATAAATCCATTTCTAGATTTTTAAAAGCACTATAGTATTGAATTTCTAAATTAAAATCTATTTTGTTATTTATAACTCTTTTACACAAATTATTAATATAGTGACTGATAAAAATAGATTTATCAACAAATCGAATAAGTTTTATGTAGTCTGAAAGTTTTTTTTGTTTTATATCAAATAAAATAAGTTTAATAAGTTTTTTTTCAATATTTGGAACTATTTTAATATCCTTAAAATGGAAATCTACTAATTGTTCAACATTATTATTAAAAACGTCTATATGATAGATAGATTTGCTTTTATTATATACTTTAATATATTGTTTTAAGATATCAACATCTTCATATTTTTTTTTTAGAAATACTATCACCTTTTCAACTAATGTAATAAAATTTTCATTATCAGTATAATTATATAGACATTGATTTGCATATGTTATATTATCTAGGTTTTCTTCTTCTAATGTTTTATTAAATAAATTAATAACATAATCTAAATTTGTTCTAAAAAATAATATAATTAATTCATCCCTAAAATCTATATAATTATAAAATGTGTAATTTTGTTCTAATCTTAGTTCATTTGCATTAAATTCTTTATATTTAGTTATGTATGAATTTAATGTATCTTCTAATGGGTTAGTATTTATAATATAAAACTTAGAAGAATAGGTCTTTATTTCAGAAATGAGTTGATTAAATCTATTTTTAAATTGTGATTTTATAACATAAAATATATTTTCTAAATTAATTGAATTATTTTTAGAGTAGATATTCGTATTTATTGATTCTATAATTTTATAGAAAACATTATTAAAAACAATAGAGTCCCAAGCCTTAATAAGTAGTTTATTTAATTTATAGTCTTCAGTAATAATATCATGTTCTGAGAATTTATAAACTTCACTAAATAGATTAGTAAGAGTAATCGCTTTTTTATAGAGATCTAAAAAATCTTCTAATAATAAATTAGTATAATTCGCATTGGTTTCTATTTCACAATGTTTATGTTTAAAATAATAATTTACTTCATAATTAATAATTTTTTCAAATTCACATGTACATATTTTTATAATAAATTCAGAATTGCTATTATTTTTCAAAATATTAAAAAGATTTGTTTTAACATTTTGTTTTTGGATATCGTTATTATATGTTGTATTAAAAAAAGAATGGTGTATAACAGTGTGTAAATATCTCACAATTTTATTAGAAATTATCATTATTACTTGTTATAGTATTTATATAATAAATCATACCATAGATTTAAGTATATACACTAAATTATATGTCAATACATTTAGTTTGAGTTATAGAGCTATCCTGGTGATATGTACATTTTTTTTTGGGTTTAAAAACCTTTAAACTCGGAAAATCATTTAATTTAGAATCATCACAGACCTGTTTATTTTTTTTATTACATTTTAAGAATGGGTCAGGTTTAAAATCTTGAAGCAAATCCGTAAATCCAGTAGTGACCCCTACTATTTCATTATTAGGTTTATCAATTGGGAAATCGTTTGGTAGGTTACTATATTCATCTAGAATTAGGTCATTAACTTCTTTATTTTTGTTACGGTCATAGTTGAGTTGCATATCAGTGAATTTAGGGACATATGCCAGCATTTCATTTACACTCGTTTCTGGTGGATTTAGAAAAGAGAATTCCATTATAAAATATGGAAATATTTAAATTTTATATTAAAATTGAAATAATTTAAATAAATGAGTTGAGATACCTACACAGTCACAACCATGCCAAAACTTCTTATCAAGTACAACGAAGAGGCGGAACCGACCCACGATGAATATTTTGATGAGAATGATATTGGATTTAGAACTAAAAATAGCGAATATATGAAAAATATGTTTACATTCTTTAGCACAATTGTTACAGAAATGAATGTTAGTATTACACCAGAAGGTATTAATATTTGTGCAATGGATATGGGACACATTTCACTAATTAATAGTTTTATTCCTAAAAACTTGTTTAGCACTTATCAGTGTGATAGGAATTATGTAGTTGGTATTAATCTAAATATTATGGTTCGGATTCTAAACCACCTTAAGATAGATGACGAGTTGATCTTTATTTTTGGAAAGGACGATACAATTAGTGATGGTATCGAATTGATTTTCGTCAATCAAAAATATGATAAATTCTATGAATTCAAGCTTATTAACATCGATAACGAAGAGTATGACGTCCATGAGTTCGATGACACTGCTAAAATTTCTATGAGTTCTAAGTATTTTAATGATATTATTAAAGATTTTCAGGATATTGGTGAAAATCTTAGAATTAAGATTCTAAAGGATAAAGAAAAAATTAGTCTAAAAACTGATGGTGAAATGACGAGTCTAAAAATGATTCTTAATAATGATGAACTTGAGTTTGAAAACCTAAAGGATATTTGTCTAGATTTTAATCTAAAAAATATTAGTATGTTTAGTAAGGGTTATATGTTGCATAATACTATTAAAATCGAAATAGACAATGATGTCCCTGTTAAAATGAGATACAAGATTGGTGATGGTTATATTGACTATTACCTAGCACCAAAAATGGAGGATTAAAAAAAAATATATTAATTTGTTTATAAAATAATAGTTTAATTATTTTTTTGCTTTAGCCCTTTCAGCCTTTTGTTCTGTGATGCGAATATGTTTACTATTATATACTTCCTTTACTTTTTTTTTATTTTTAGTATTCTGTGATTTAGAACAACCACCTTTTCCTTTTTGTTTTACTCCATTTAGATATTTTGGTTGTACACTAAAGTCTTCTTCCATAAAATTAGGCATTGTTAATAATTATTTATTATATATAATTATTTTCAATTTTCTTATTAATAAAATTAATTAGAACCAAATGTATTCTCGTTACAGTATGTAATATATAAAAACCCATCAAAATCTTCTCTATCTTTATAACTCTCATATAAAGATCTAATTGTTTGCGATGTCATTGGAAGAGTTTTGTCTACAAAGATAAATAGAGCTTCCTTGTCCGTTAGTGAAATACGTCTCCGTAAAACATAAATAAACTGTGCAACAGTCATATCAAATGGAATTAAAAATTTCTGTTTATCTATATCCTCTAATGTACAACCCTTGTGTTTTTCAACAATAACAGGAATTTTATCTTCATATTTTTGTTTAATTTTTTCTGATTCTTCCTTTCTTTTTTTTAAACTGAACTGTTTTTTAAAACTTACCATTGTATAATAATACTATAATATATTAATATTTAAATATATTTCCTATATTTAACTTCCACAATCATGACTACAAATATAAATAATTTCGGCATTTACAAAGGAATTATCCATTCTAAGTAAGTCCTCAAATGTAACATCATGTATATGAAATTTCTTCCGTTCCATATCTAATAAATCTTTTAAATCTAATAAATTATATTCTACCAAGAATTGAGTATAATTATTAAGAACTTTATCTATAATCTCCTGAATAGACTCGAATTTATTGACATCTATAATATTATTATAACCCCACAACCATTTACAAGAAATCTGAAAAGTTAACATTATAATAATTTTATTTTTTTATATTTAAATCAGATTTGTTTATAAATATAAATATAAAATGAACCTATTTATATTATTTTCAATAACAATTTTCATATTAGAAATGTATATATTGATATTCCTATGCAAAATATATTGTAATAGTAGAAATAACCAAAATAATATAATAGACTATAATTTTGGTGCTATAGAATTAGAAGAAATACCACCCAACTATGAAAATTCGATTGACATTCCAAATTATATTGAATCACAAGAAAACCTAAATATCCAGTTACCACCCCCATATTAATAAAAATTGATAAATTTAAATAAAGATTATTTTTTATAATAGTTATAATGGACTCCTATTTTTTGGGGGTAATATTTATTTTAGGGATATCAATATTATATGGATTATGGATTTTTTGCGATTACTACTTTTTTAGACCACAAAGAAACAATAGAATAAATAGAATCATTAATATTATTAATAATAATAATAATAATAATAATAATAATTATAATAATAATAATAATAATAATAATAATTATAATGCTAATAATGAAACTGATGTAGTTGTTGAGATTCCTCCTACCTATGATGATACTATTACTATGCCATATTATGATGGTAATGAAAGTCCTCCACCCCCTGCATATTAATAAATAACACATTTATCTTGTGGTATATTCTTGCTCCAACACTTTAAGCGTTTAAAAAGCACATAATAGATATAGATTATCCCTAATAATGGAGTTATAAATCCCCCTAACATAAAAAAGGTAATAAATACGGATGAAGCCAGACAAATTTTTAGATAGAGTATGAATAACTTTATTGGGACAGGCCCGGCTGCTACTTTACCTATCTGAACACCAGCCGAAAGCATTCCAAATACTACATTCCCTGCGAGGGTTAAAACCATTTAGTATAATACTATATATTTTTTGATTTGATACAAAAAAAATTGATTTCAAAATGGGTTTTCATAATAAGTACACACATCAAGAATCAATCACAATGGCGCAAGTTGCACAGAACACAATGAAATACTGGAGATTAGGGAATGCTATCATTAGACCACACCTTGTAATAGATAATCTCTGGTCCTACGACCTAATAGACCTATATGTTAAACAGATGAAACAAGATCTAAGTAACCTAAATATTAATATCTATGAAAAAAATTCATATTGCTCCGAATTAAATGGCTCTTGGAACGTTGTGATAGGCTTTTTGATTAGGAGAGAAGACGGTGAACTAATCGAGTATACATATATGGTGAGGCGCGACCACCTTCTTTGTAAAACATATTTCTGTCCATTTTACGTTGAAGGACATGGATATTGTAGCCTACCCAAGATGGAGTTTACTTTGAAGGATACTCCTCAAGAATTCTTGATTGTAGAAGATTACTTTAAGACAAATTTTAATGCTACAGAAATTTCGACCTTCCCAGCTTAGTAAATATTAATTATCTATATATTCTATATTTTTTATTTATATTGTATTATAGTATCTAAATATATAAATTTTATAGGGAACTAAAATATAAATTTGTGCTTAAAAAAAATTGATTATTAAAATTCTGATTGAGAAGATCATTCGCAGCAACAACCAATCCAAACATGTCGTCTATTTTTGATAATAAGAAGTTTAATTGTAAAACCCAGCAACAAACTATAGAAACATATATTCCACAATTCAACCAAAAATATAAAATGGCAGAATGGCAAAGAGAAAATAGATGGCCCACCTATTATAAACCCCAACTTATTATATCTATTATAGATGGGGTTGACATTTCCAAAATAACTATTGGAAGTGTGGGACAAATAAAATATGTTATTGATGGAGGTCACAGAAGCAGAACTATTTTAGAATATATGAATAATGCTTTCTATATATCTATTGGAAGTGATAAAATATATTATAATGAAATCCCAAAGATTTATAAAAAAAACAGATCTATGCGTATTTTTACTCCTGAAGAAAAGATGAAGTTTGATGAAGTACATTTAGATATAGTAATATATAGTAACTGTTCTGAGAATGACTGTAGAACTCTGTTTGGAATATTACAAAATACTTCACCTATGTCTGTAGCTGATACAATTAATAGTCGTCCTCAAGATATTGTTCGCGTTATTCGTGATTTTTGTAAAGGTGATGAAAAATATGATGTCAATGGAAATAACCTGCCATTAAAAAACCATTTCGGTAAAATTTCAGGACTTAAAACTAATAAAAACAATAGTATGATGCATCAACTGGTCTCTTTGGTAACAGTTATTAATCCTATACAAATTTCAGGTGACGATGAACACGAAAACGAGATTTTATCCTTGAAATACGCCCAGGAGGGTCTAAACTGCGATGCTTCCACATTACGATATATTAATAACTGTAATGAGATTATAACTGAAGATACTCAGGAAAAAATTTTAGAAACAATTCTATTTATTATAAAATATGGATATGAAAACGGAAATACTATTCGACCTAGTGTTATATGGAGTCTAGTTCATGTAAGAAAATACTATAGTGGTAAATTTAATTATGATAGATTTAAATCTTTCACAAAAGTTGTTACCAAATACGATAATCTGGTAACAAGTTCTGAAGAAGATTTTAAGGCTAATAGACTAAAACTAGCAAGTGCTAGGTCTTTAGAGGCTATTAATTTAAATAACAAGTATAAAGGAAATCTAAAATCATGGAGCGAGGCTGCAACCACCAGTGGTATGAGCGAGCGTGGAATGAAAAAACGACTAAGTATAATAAAGGA